ACATGTATGCTCCGCAAATCATTAATTTTCCTGCCGATGGAAGGTGAACTCAGTAGGTACTGAGGCTCGCTTCGAAAGCGATGCGGACTTTCGAGTCTGGGGATCGAGACCTCCGCCTTCTGCCATCCCGACACCGAAGGAGTCCAATATGAGTGAACCAACTCTCTACATTTTGATGCGCACTGATCTCGAATCTATGAATCCAGGTAAGGGGATGGCGCAAGCAGCCCACGCAGCAAATCAATTCGTTCACGAGTATTCCAAGCTTTCAGAATTTGGTGACTGGGCAAAACAAGCAGAGGGTTTTGGGACAACCATCGTACTAGGTGGAGGTAATGAAGAAGATATTGCGAGAGTGGCCTCAGACTGCGCTTACCGAGAAGGTTTTGTGGCTGGACTGGTTCGCGATCCAACTTATCCGGTCAAAGACGGGGAGGCCGTTCACCTAATCAGTCTGGTGACATGTGCATACGTTTTCACGCCATGCCGGATCACAAACCCAGTCCACGAACTTCAGGACTTGTGCCTACATCATTGAAAGGAGTTTTGTGATGTTGCGAGAAAAGAAAGTACAAGAAATCAAAGAGTACCTGACATCGGTCTCGATGGAGTCCAAGGTGTATATCGGGTGCGATAGCTCGCGTCATCGCAACAAGCAGGATGAATGGTTCGCGTCTTATACAACGGCGGTCGTTGTGCATATCAACAACTCGAACGGTTGTCGTGTGTTCTGTGATACCGAAGTTTTGAGAGACTATGACCAAAGAGAGGATCGACCAGCCCTCCGAATGATGAACGAAGCCTATAAAGCTGTTGAAGCATACGAGCAGCTTGAGGAAGAACTCATCGACCGAGATGTTGAAGTACACTTGGACATCAACGCGGACCCTAAGCACGGATCAAACTGCGCTCTAGGGGCTGCCAGAGGCATTGTACTCGGCTCTACGGGACGACCTGTAAGGGTTAAGCCTGATGCTTTCGCAGCTTCGTACGCTGCAGACCATGGCGTTAGACAAGGCTTCAACCGCCGTAGAGCGGCTTAAGGCCAACAAAAAATGGACGGTGAACTGATCAGGTGATCAGCATCGCTTGGAAAGCGATTGGGGCCAACGAGCCTGGGGATCGAGACCTCCGCCCTCCGCCATTTGTGTTTTCAGAATAGATTTACTGGCTATCGGAATCACTTAGATTTCGGCAGTCTGTAGGCAACGCCACGGCACTTCGTGCGATCACACACGCACATCCTTCGTGGTGCAGTAAGTTGGCGGCTATCCATGATCAACGATATAACATCAAAACACTACATGTAGTTGTTCATTAAAACATCCTTAGCTGCTATTGTGTTAACCGAGCAGTAAGGTCGGCATAATGCTGGAAGACAGTATATCGAAGTTAGGTCTACTCGCGCTATCGAGAGTGGCGCGCCAAGGCCTATCTGTACGTGCCACAGAAGATATTGAGTTGTTTGAGGCATCTCTCCGAGACATCGGGAAGAAAGAAAACTACCCGATGTTGTCCCCAAGGTGGCAGGAGATACCCAAGGGGCATGCTTTCGGGCTTATCTTAAGCGATCCTGACGGAAATGTTATCGGAGGTGTCGCGGCACGTTATGTTGACCTTGGTAAAGGCACATTGGCTGATCATATCAAGTCGACGTACAAACGCATTTACGGCGGTGGCGTACGAGACGCTGTAGAAGTACGTGTCGAGATCGCATACGAGGTGAGAGGCACTGTTGTTTATCTGGGTGAGCTTTATCTAGATAAGAATTGGCAGCGTGGTCGAGTAAACACTTCGGCACTGTTGTTTTACATGCAGTATCTTTGTGTGATGAAGTGGCGACCTGATTACCTATACGGATTCATACGTAACAAAGGCATCCACAGAAGCCCGTGGTATGGTTTCTCCAATCAGACGCATGGCTCTGTGCAATGGTTGGTAGACGTCTCTGATAGAGGCGAAGAAGAGTGTTTGGTCATTTCTCGACCGGCAGACTTGGCATCTGCCGGTGACCATTTCTTCACTCACAAAGACGAATTTCCTAAATCGGAAAGCAATAGCTAAGGATGAACCTGTTTCCATTTGGTGTGTGACCAGGCAATTGTATACGCATGAAATCCACACCATGAGTGATGTCCAGGTCATAGTCTGAGGCGATTGTTGCTCTCAGAGGTTGGCTGAACACCGGTACCTCAGACAAAGACGCAACATAGTATGTTTTCGCCAACTCTCGTTGATCATTGGCAGTCATCTTGTCGATCACACGGGAACGAAAGTCGTTCGTGTCAGTTGAGTTTAACTCCATCGAAGCCATGCTTAGAGGACCCATTCGCATAGGCACAACTGTTTCGTCTTTCTCCTTTGGAATACCAATCCAATCGAATGCTTGTTCTACCTTGTTGTCTCCGAGTAACAGTCCTCTAGTCGAATACCACCAAGAAATAACATCTCCAGGGCCGGGACGGCTGCCTTGCACAGATAACCGTGTTTGAACGATTCCAAGAATCTCCTGAATGATCTTTGTGGTTTGTTCCTCGACCATGCCTCCCTTCGGCTGCAGATGCGATGAGACTGACACAGTACCAGAACCGGACATAAGCTCTTCCATAGAGCTTCCTGTTACCTCTGATACTATCTTTAGTGTCGTCGCACTGGGCGTAGGAACCCTTGCGTTTGAGTTACGCGCTTTTGAAAAAATCTGTGAAAAGTAACCGTCTTCCTTCCCGCAAGCACGGCTAACTGTTGTGTTGGAGACTCCCTTCGTTCGGAAGATAGACTCCCATCTCAATAATACATTTCTATCCATGCCAAGGTTGTAGCACTTTGGATATATCCAAGCAATACCTATTTATAGTTGACCATTTTCGCGCATCGCAGCATAAAGGAATCAATCGGAGATAGGTAAAACTTGTCTGGGGGATTTTGATTGAGAAAGATGGTCTTTCTCAGGGGGATTTTTCAGACATCCTGCGTGCTGGTGGGTTCTTTGGATTAGGTATGGAGTTCCTTAGTGACTAACTTGACTACAACTGTGCTTCTTTCAACAGAGTTCGTACGCACTGAAACGCAGGATTCTGAAGGAAATCAAAACGTCCAATACACACTGGAAAAAAGTACACCCTTTGGTCGACTTTCTTCAACAGCAAATGTGTGCCGCAAGGTCTATGAAAGTGCAGGGGCAGCACAGATGGACGGAAAAATTTTTGTGCAGCTTGCTGAGCGATTGAATGCGGAAGAGACGAACATGTTGGTGATGTATTCAGCAAATACGCAGTTCGGACTCGATCAAATGATCGCATAGATAATCACGTGGAGCGGCGTCACAAAGGTTGACGTCGCTACCCAAATTGTCACAAATATTGACATCCGCCCCCCTATCCAGTAGATTTTGAGAAGATTACATAGGCCTTGTGGCTGTCCTCAAATCTGCCGTTAGGGCGACCTTTATCCGTGACAACAGTACTTAATCCGAAGGCGAAAGCCATTGCCGACGCCGCGTACGCGTCCTCTCCAGCCGTGCATCCTGACTATGTCTACTGGTCCCCGGTGTGGCAGATGATCCGGGACGCTGAGATCGGAGAGATTGAAATCAAGCGGAAAGGGCAAACATATTTGCCCAAACTCCAAGGACACGACGACAAGCAGTACCTTTCGTACCTGCATCGCGCCGTTTTCTTTAACATGACAGCCAAGACCCTAAGCGCTCTGTACGGAACAATGTTTCGGCGCAATCCAAAGGTCACTGGTCTGTCTAAAGCGCTTATGCGTCGATCCAAGAAATTCTCCAAAGACGGGATGTCTTTGCACCTGACTGCCAAAACTGCTGCGAAAGAAGTTTTGTCTGTCGGGCGATTTGGCATGCTTGTAGATGCGGCTCCTTCGGGGCGAGGAGGGGCTTACGTCGCCACGTACACCGCAGAGAACATCATTGACTGGAAGATGACTGAAGTGGGAGGCGAGTGGCGCTTCTCTCGCGTTATCCTTCGAGAGATATCGTATGATGATAGCTTTGCGGCAACGATGCATGAGTTCAAGGTTCGTTACCGAGTTCTTCGTCTTATGCCTGTAGCGGACGGCACCTATGTATACGAACAGCACATATACGAAGACCGTGAACTAACGGGCACAGTAGACGTAGACGCAGCGCCCGACGATATATTGGTTCCGACCGTTCGTGGTCAAAAATTAGATTACATTCCTTTTGTCATTCTTGGACCGTTCACGAACCATCCTGATGTTCAGAAACCACCTATACTCGACATCGTAACACTCAACTTGAGTCACTACTTGTCGTACGCTCAGCTTGAGCAAGGACGCTTCTACACTGCCAATCCCGTTTACACTGTTTCCAGCGGTGTCGCTGATGACAGCACAGGCGAGTACTATGTTGGACCTGATGTTGTTTGGGAATTGGGCAAAGACGGTAAGGCCGCAATTCTCGAATTCAATGGTCATGGGCTTAGAACGCTAGAGAACGCACTGGATCAGAAAGAGTCCCAGATATCTGCAATCGGCGGACGTATGATGCCTGGACACTCTCGTGGAGCCGCTGAATCTGATAACGCGTTGCGTTTGAAAGAGTCCAACGAACAAACGCTGCTCCAAAATCTCTCTGACACCACGGATGAGGGTTTTACCCAAACAATGAAATGGTGGGCAGACTGGAACAACGAGTCTGTAGATTCAATCGATAACATAGAGTTTGAAGTAAACCGGGACTTCTTGATCCGGAATGTTGGTGCTCGCGAGTTCCGGGCGATCCATCAAATGTATGCCGATGGTGCAATTCCAGTAGACGTTCTCTATGAGTACCTTCGCCGCGCCGAGGTTGTTCCAGATTGGATGGAGTTGGACGAGTTTAAGAGGCTTCTGGAAGACTCTAAGCAGTTCCCTAATGTTGTGGACGTTCTGGCAAGAATGAACAACTTCCCGGACGCAGAGACGATGTTTGAATACATCAACCAGATTCAGAAAAACGGACCTCAGGAAGTTCAACCGGCTGCAAATGATCCGGATGATCCATCAATCCCTCGACAAGTAACTGATCTACGTTCGGCACAAGCGAGGGGAAGATAAAATGCCTGCCATTCAAGCGTCTGTTTTTCATGAACTTGTATATGAAATGCGCCAATTGAAGAAGGTTGTATCCAGGCCCGTATCGGGGTTGGCCTATATGGGCCTGTCCTGTGTAAGATGCGGGCGCGTTTCTGAAACAGAAATGTGTTCACATACAGACTGCGCGGCGCAAGCAAGCACCCTTCGAGGCGACGCTTTATGAAGGTCAGGTATGGGTTGAACCCGGACTTTGCGGATTTCGATGAGTTGGATTCAGATGTTCTGGAGGCTTTCGAAGATTACGACTCAGGTTCCATAACTTTAGATGAATTGGCTATCCTTGTGGGTGCGGAGGCAGCAGAACAGCACGCTTCAATGCATTCCGATACGTACTTTCAATTGTTAGACGATCCGGAGTTTTTGTGACTCGCTAAGACATTTTTGCTTGCATTACCGACCGAACCGTCAGTATACTTGACATTTTATCTGCGTTTGGTTATTGATGCTGTCAATGGAGCTACTTTGTTGCAGAAGCTCCGCCAGAGGGTATCCGCTCTCGCATTGCATCGGGGATGCAGTTTTTCTTCAGCATAAGGACACCTTGCGGGGCAAGGTAGTAGTACACGCAGTATGGCAACGCTTACATATCCGACTCTTGCGGACGTTCCTGAGGACCTTCGGGAAGCAGTATCGGAAGGGGATGATGGTCAGTTCACAGTAAAGGTAGCACCGCAGGTAAAAATTGCGGAGTTCAGAGACAACAATATCAAGGTGGTACAAGAGCGCGACAATCTGGTCGCAAAAATGACCGCCTACGAGCAGGTTACCGGAGTATCCTTAGAGGACTTCGAAAACGGAAAACTCGATGATTTCGCGAGTATGTTGACCTCGCTTCGCGAAACGAAACAACGGGTCGAGGATGGCAATCTAATCGAGAGCACATCACTCGAAGAAGCTGCAAATCAGCGTGTTGCTGATGCGCAGAAGCAAATTAAAGAACAACTCGCCGCAATGGCGAAAGACCGAGACGCTCACGCAGAGCGAGCACGATCAGCCGAAGAAGCTGCAGACCGAATGAAGGTCGAAAACGCTCTTCGTTTGGTAGCAGGTGATCCAGATGTGGCCATGCTTGAAAAAGCTGTAACCCATGTCTTGAACGAAGCACAGGCTGTGTTCCGCGTGGAGGAAGGCAAGATTGTTCCGAAATCAGGCGATGGAACAATCCTATACGGGTCAGACGGGATCAACCCGATGACCATGAAGGAATGGTTAATCAAGTATCGTGAAGACAACGATTTCTTGTTCAAAGGATCACAAGGCGGTGGTGCGGCAGGTAATGACCAAAAGCTCGCCGGACGGATCACACAGGCTGAATTGGAGGCGATGTCTCCACAACAGCGCATCAACTACGCCCGTAAACACGGGCTTGCATAACTGAATTAACCTTAGGGCGCTTATTTTGCGCCCTTAGGTGTCACAAATACTGACACAATTGCCTGCGGTGCAAGCTAAAGTGTCAAGACGCAATGTCTGCGGCAGCAAGGGCTGAGCCGTCGACGTGCTTCAGGCTCGGGGAGCCTGCCTCACAGCCCACTCCGAACCAACTGAAGCAACCTCTATTTTTGGGAGAAATCGACGTGATTACCCTTTTGGAAGCCGCAAAGCACAATAACGGTGAAGTGCTTCGCAACACAATTATCGAGCACTTCGCTCGTTCCTCGGACTTGCTGCGCGCGACGCCGTTTATCGACGTTCCAGGCGGTGCATATGTTTACAACCGTGAAGGCGTTCTACCAGGTGTAGCGTTCCGTGGTGTAAACCAGTCCTACACACCAACACACGGCATCGTTAACCCGCAGACAGAAACTTTGCGCATCTCCGGTGGCGAACTGGTTGTCGACAAGGCAATCTTGAAAATGCAGGGCGACGATGTACGCTCTCGCAACGAACTGATGCAGGTCAAGTCTCTGGCTCTGAAGCTTGGTGACAAGATCATCAACGGTGACTCCACATCGAACGCACTTGAATTCGATGGTCTCCGCAAGCGCATCACAGGCGATCAGCTTATGGACGCAGGTAGCACAGACGGCGGCGACGCACTGTCTGTTGGTCTTCTTCGTGACCTTATCGACCAGGTGGACGAACCAACTCACCTGATCATGTCAAAGAAGATGCGCAACCTTCTTTCTGCGGCTGCTACCGATACAACAATCGGCGGTTACATCGCATACGACAAGGACGAGTTCGGTCGTCGTGTCACAATGTTTGACGGACTTCCTATCCTCGTAACTGACTATAACGGTCAGGACGAGCAAGTGATCTCCTTCAACGAAGTCGGTTCCGGTGGTGCCACCGCAACTGCAACATCCATCTAC